TTCATCAACATGAGAAGCAAGATTTTTACAAGGCCAAAAAAATTCTTTACCATCTTTTTCAGCTAACAGACCACAACCCTCTGCTGGTTTACATTCTTTAAAATGTTTTTCAGCTTCTTGTTTCCACATTATTGAAATACAAAACTCCCGACTGCTGGAAATCTATCCTTTGTTATTTGTAATTTTGGGATCTGTAATTCTTCAAAATCAATAGTATTTACAAGTTCAAAACTACAAATCTGATTATTTTCAACTATTTTTTTATTTATTAAAAATTCTTGTTGTTCTAACTCTTTGCTAGGATCAGCCGTTCCATACGGATTACTATTGCCTGTGAAGTTAGCAATATCTAAAAACTGAGCTAATGTTCTTCTTCTTTTTACTGTTGCAGTCTGTAAATCATTAAAAACAGTTACTTGATTTACTATTTCTAATATGGTTGAAAATGTACCAACAACATTAGAAAAAGTTAATGTAGGTCTTGCCATTGTTGTATTATCGCCAGATTCAAAACCTTGTGCCTCGCAAGCTACTGGTCTGTAAATTTCCCCTGCCCATATAATACTTGTATTAATTTCATTTGTGCCATTATGAAATCTGTATAATGTTGTTGCTGTAGATCCAGCGTTGTAATGGATTTGAGGTACTAAATGCAATTCAAATAACTCAATAAGCGTGTAACCATTAAGATTTTGGAGCTGCTCAACAGGAATTGTCATGGTTGAAACACCTCCTCAAATGTTGCTTGTATTGTAGCTATACCAGCATAATTTATAGTTTTTGACCATTTATTACATATAAAGTGAGAGGAACTGGATTCTTGTGGTGGTGTGTATGTAAAACTTGCAGCATCTTTAGCCCTTGCATCTAAAAAATCTTCTATTGTATTGGATTCTGTTTCTGTAATATTTTTCCAAGATAAATTATACTTTTTTTTGTTTTGATTTATTCCAAAAGTAACCCTAGAAGAATAACCATCTCCATACTTTATCTCATTGATATTAGGTTGCGAATTTTTTTGTACACCAAAACTCGCTTGTATTGAAGGGAATGTAGCCATTATGCTAATAAACCTCCTGATCTTTTTTGTTTTACTATCTCCAATTGTATTGCAGTTGCAATAGCTTCACCAAACTGTTGACCACTTTCATTATCACCTTCTACTGAAGACCCAGTAGCATCTACAGATACATTAACGATAGTACTTCCTCCACCTTGAGCAACAACTCCAAGTTTCCCATCACTACCACGTTTTAAGGGCATAATCGCTTCTGGCCCTGCTTCACCCATAAGCCCCATTCCATTCGCCATTGGAAATAAAGTTGGCTTATTAACAATGCTATTTACAATGCCTCCTCTTGAGTAAGGCACTATTTTGTTTTCAGCAAATACATTACCTTTTGCACTTCCTTTAACTTTTCCTTTTTCAATTACATTACCTTTTGCACTATCTAAAAGATTACCTAATCCCGGGATTATATTTGTTATAGCTTTCAAGAATATAGATTTAGCAACTATACGACCAATGTCAGAAATTATAGAAGCTGCAAGTTCTTTAAAACTTGCTTTTCCTGTCATTACAAAATCAGCAAACGCATCCCCTAATTTATCAAGACCCTGTATTGCTAAATCTTCTAGTTGTCCTCTTACATCAGTAACTGATTTATATAGTTCATTAAAGTCTTCTTTAAAAGTACTCTCTTTAGTTTTTACCCCGGTTAATAATTCTTGTATTTTTTCTAATGTTAAATTAAGATCATTTGCATCTCCTCCTATCTGTTTATATATATCTGCTGCTCTTTGTTGTATTTCTAAATTTTGTACTTCTTTTTTACCTATCAAACCAAGCTCTTGTTTAATTTTTGCAAGAGATAATTCTTTTCCTCTTTGTGCTTCTCCTTGTTCAGAAATGATTTTTGCTATATCTTGCTGTAATAATTTTTCATTATTAGCTAATAGCAATGCTTTTTGTGCTTCAGTAGTGTCTTTACCTTCACCTACCTCCATTTGATTAATTTTTTCTGCTTCAATAACAGCATCTTGTTTACGTTTTAATATTTGTTTTTCAAATTTATCTTCTACTTTTTTTAAAGCTAATAATCTTTTTTGTTGCTGAAGTAATTTTGTACCTTTACTTATTTTTGCTATTTCATTTTTACCCTCATCTCCTGTTAATGTAGCTAGACCCTTAGACTCTGGTATAGCTGCTCCAGTTTTTGCGTCATAGGTAACACCCATAACTTTATAAGTCGCTGGTAATTCAACCGGTTTCTGATTTACCCCAAAAATATCTATACCAGACATATTAGCTAATGACTTAACGTCATCTTTTAAATTTTCCCTTGTATCCTCAAGTCCCTTTTGCGCAACTTTAAATGCTTTGCCAAATTCAAGATTAGCTATGTGATAAAGAATTTTTGCTAAATCAATGAAAGTTCTAGTCAAAAATCTTATTGCTGCAATCGTTGAAAATGCAATAACACCTATCGTTTTAAAAGTTGCTATTATCGCATCCATCGCACCTTGGTTTTGAGTTATTCCTGAGACAATATCAGCAAACATTTGTTGAAAAGCAGCACCTATAGGTAATACCGCCTGACCCACTGCAAGTTTTAAATCATCCATCTGTACTTTTAATCTTTGCCCTGCATCAGCAGATGAATTTGCTACTTTTTCTGCTGTAGCTCCAAAATCTACATTTAATTTTTTAGCAAATGTTATAACTTGGTCTAATCCAACCGTTCCATCTCTTAAGTCTTTTTGTAGTTTCTGCAAACTGCTGCCATTGGCTTCAGCGAATTTGACAACAGCACCAGCTAGTCTTTCACCTAACTGACCCTGTAGTTCTTCCGCAGATACCTTACCTTTACCAAAGATCTGCGACATGGCTCGTATCGCAGATTGTACGTCTTCTGCGTTACCACCAGTTGCTTTAATAGCATTTGATACACCAGTAAATACTGTTTCAGCATCTTCTATAGTTCCACCAGCACCAAGAACAGACGCAGACAATGTTGTAAATTGTCTGGTGGATGCTGCTATTGGTACATTTAATTTCTTAGATGTTTCAGAAATAACAGCAAGACCTTTTTCAAAAGTTTCTTGGTCTTTAGTTACACCTTTTAATGCAATCCGTAACTTTTCAATTTCAGAAGCATATACAGCAGCTTCTTTTGCATAGCCAACCCCAGCAGCAACACCTTCAACAGCAAGACCAACCCCAGCACCAGCTACAGCACCCCCAATAGTACCTGTCTTTGCAAAACCTGCTGCGCCTCCTATCTGCGCCCCAGCAGGCAAAAATCTACCAACAGCACCAGTTAAAGCAGTAGCACCTCCAGCTTTAAAACCTTTTCCTATTCCAGAAAAGAAACCCTTTTGTTTCTTTTGCGTCTTTGTAAGTGCTTCTAACTCTGCTTTTAACCTTTTAGCTTCTGCTCCAAATGATTTATATGCTTTTCCACCAATAGCTACATTAGCCTGTAATTCTTTTAATGCTGCTATTTGTTGTTTATATACATTTACACTTCGTGTCGCAGTACCATTCGCATCTTTAAATCTTTTATCAAAATTTGTTACTGATTTTATTGTTTCATTTAATTGTTTCGGAGTAAAGCTAAGACTTTTATTTAATTTTTCAAAAGTTTGACCTACAAATTTTAATTTATCAAAACCTTTTAATTTTAATTCTATTGTTTCTATATTTATATTTTTAGCCACAACTATTTCTTCTCCTTATTAATTTCTCTAAGAGCAACAGATTCCATAAGTTGTAAGCCCTCTAGCATTTCCTGTCGGTTATCTACATGATAGAGGTCAAACAGTCCTCCATCAAGTAATAATATTTCATACTTTAATCCTACAACACCTCCAAATGACATATCCCATTGTGTTTGACATCTTAAAAACATATTAACAATATCCCAATTCTCTTGAAAAACCTCAAAATCTGTTTTCACCTCTGGTTGCTTCTCGATTTCTACACCAAATGCAGCAGCATCTTTTTGCGTATCATCTATTACTTGTTTGCCACCCGAAGCCCAATACAAGGCAGCATCAGTTAGTTTCCCATTTGTGCATTAGCATAGAATTTTTTGAAAGCATCAAGCACTCCAGCAACAAAATCAATATCTTCTGCAAATTCTTTTAGAGTTTTATCATTAAACTCTACAGGTGTGCCATCTTCTTCGTTTATATCAATCCAACCCACAAGAACTTTACTAAGTGCTTCAAACTCTGTTGCGGATTCAAATTCATCAAGTTCTTTTCTTGATAAACGTATAAATTTACCAGTGAAACTTGTTTTATCAAATTCGCCTACTTTAGTCTCGCTAGGTTTAGAGATTTCAACAGGCCAAGAATAAACCTTAGTCTTTTTACGAACAAATGCCATAAGTCAATATATATACTTCTTTACTCTACCTTAGTAGTCAATACTTATTAAGTAAAGACTAGACTCACCTCATTATTGGCTGCGGTTGGAACAAGCGTGTATGGAATTTCAAGCATTGCCACTCCATCAGCTTCACCATAAGCCACATCGCCAATATCCACTGTACTGCTTGTTAATTGAACTTTATTGCCTGCTGTAGTTCCATGTAAAAAGGCTAAGTTACCTAATGATGAATCTGATAATGCAGCAGTAAAATAATCTTTCTGTGCAATAGTAGGAGCTTCTATTGACACGCTTCCATTACTAGCTCTATCAGTAATAAGCACTTCTTTTGTGCCACCAACAAGCTCTCTATAAACCGTTGTTACTCCTAAATCCATACTAATACTCATCAAAGCACCAGAATATGACAATAACGAGAAGCCACTTGTATTGCCATTTTTAAATATTAAAGGTGTTGCTTGATTACCATAGGTAACAGAAGGTAAAGCAGTGTCAGTTGGAGCATTGTATATACCGGTGAAAGAAAAGTTGATAGTTGGTATCGCACCTACTTCTGCACTTAATTCAAATGTTCCTCTGCAACCTGTAACAATATGCCTTACACCATCTACATTGTAGTGAATAGTAACCGAAGTAAAACTGCTTGAAACAGGAGCATATGTAACAGATGTACTGCTTACAACAGTCTCAGATAAACCACAAGCTTTAAGCGCACTGCCATATCTAGGAGCAGTTCCAGCAGTTCCAGATCCAGCAAGTTCTACTGTAAATGTACATTCAACTTTAGTGTTTGCTAATAACTGCTCAGATGCCCCTAGAAAAGGTCTAACGACATCTCTATTCACAACATCACTAGATTGCGGTGTAATGCTTAGATCAGTTACTAAAACTACATCTGTTGCCGATGGAGTTGGATCTGTTCCATAGCTGCTTTCAGCTTCAATCAGAATTACTCTTTTTCTTGTCAGTTGTGCCATCAGTTGTTACCTCTTTAGGTGGTTCAGCTTGTGAAGTTTGTTGTACTAGCTTTGCTTTGCCAGTTTTTGGATTGAGGATGTAAGTACCGCCCTCATTTGGGATTTCATTTTCCATCTTAAACCTTTAGGGTTGTTAGGGTTCGATTCTATTATAATTCATATGCTCAAACTGTTATATGAAGTTCGATAATCAATTTCAAACTCACAAGTAATTATTCCAGCAGGTGTGTCTGCTTCTAATACCTCAAAAGTTTGTGTAGCTGGTCTTATGTCTTTTGCAAGACCGCCAACTGTAGGATCTGTAAGAACTTTAGTAAATAAACTTTCTACAGTCGGATCTCCCACGCTGTCAGGAATAGTTCCTCTTATAATAACCACAATACGAACTCGTAATGTCCAATCTATTTTTAAATAGCTTGAGTTATTAGTTGATGGCTCATCTGTAATTGGCTCTATTACAACAGCAGGTGACTCGCCATTGGTGATAGGTTCTATTCGTGATCTATATATTCTTGTAGATACTCCTGTTGTACCCGCAAGTGTAGTTTTTAATGCTGCTAATATCTGTTCTCTTTTACTTGCCATTTTTATAGTTTATTTAATGATACTGTACAAAATTTACCATCATCTATTTTTCTAGCTTGCCTTACTTTGTAATTGTCTCCATCAACAGAAATAATATCATCAAAAACTAATGAACCTAACTCACTCGTTTTACCAGTAAGTTCATAATCAGTTGTCATTACTAAGCCATCAGCAACTATCTCATCTGGCTGTTCTAAAATGCCTTTATACGAAACTCCATTACGAATTACAGCCTGACCAAAATCCGATAAGAATACATCTAAATCTTCAGTAAATGCCATGAAAAAAGCCCTCGATTGAGGGCTAACCTTTTAGCTATACTTTTTAACACCAACTAAGTTGATGCTGAAAGTAAATGTTGGTGATGAACCGCCGATTGTTTGTACAATCTTCACATAACGCTTAGAAGTGTCTTTGTTAATTACAAGTGTTTGCATTGATGCAGAACCAGTAACTTGTGTAAAAGTAGCTCCTGAGAGGTCTGTATAAGTACCACTACTAGCGTCAGACTCAGTTAACTTTATGTCTAATGTTGGACTAGAACCGCCACCAGCAGCAGAATCTAGTATAAGCAATACATCTCCATCGTATTCGAGAAGATCTATAGCACTAGATGTAGCTGTGCTTGTTACAGCAGCAGTCGCAACACCAGCAGTAATAGTTAATTTGTCTAAATTTTGCTGTAAAACAGACATTTTAAGATTCCTCTTGTGTAGAAATAAACTC